GGGTGCTAGGTCTTCCGTCGGTTCCGTCGGGCTTGTAGACGGCGAACTTCACGTTGCCGCCAGTAGTCCCGTACGTCTGGCTTGCGATGGTCTTGATGCCAACCGTGTGCGGAATGTAGAACAGGTTGTAAAACGCTCGATTTGCCGTCGGCGTGCCGCCTGCCGCGCACGCGTTGGCGTTGAGTGGCATCGAGTAGATCCGTGCGTTCGAGCCGGTCGATGCATCGATGCCGTCGGCCGGAAGCCGCGGACAGTGGAAACTCTTGTTCGCCCATGTCGTGGCCGTGGCACTGGTCGATTCCAGCACATAGCCAGCCGTGTCAAACGTCGGCGTTCGCACCCACCGAAACACGCTGCTGGCAGACGAATCCTCAGCGTAGATGATCCCGTCGGCCGTGTTGACGGCAAGTTCGCCCTGCAGCAGCTGCGCGGTGCTTGGCGCCGATCCCGCCGTGCTCGAGCGCTTGAGCCGGATTTGGTCGGACATCAGTAGGTCCCCCCGTCAACCGAAACCGTCAGGGCCGACACGCACTCACCGTCGTACTGGTTCATGCGCTCAAAGAGCGCCACCGTCACCCCAGCGGCCGTATAGACCATGGCAGCCATAACGAACGCGCCGTTGGGCACCGGCTGCAGCGTGAAACCGGCTGCGTTTGCCCGCGTTGCATTCACGCCACCGGCCGCCGTGCCTGCGGTGTTGCCGTACTCCGCCAGGTTGTAGGCCGTCACGCCGATGGCATCGGTTTCGGTAATGGTCGTGATGTTGGTAGGCGTAGCCTGAGGCTGGGCTTTGCTCAGGGTGTACGTCCACCGGTTGGATGTCAACAGCGTGCTGCCGGTCACTGTCATTGGGTGCCACGACACGACGGCACCACGTTGCAGCAGCAGGTTCTCGAGTTGGCCACGGTTGGCCGTGACGAACTGCGCCGCCTCCACCATGAGGTTGTAGGAGTCGGCCGACTGCCCGACCGGAGCGTAGACCGACGGTTGTAGGAATCCGGTCATGGCCAGGCTGGCTTGGGGTTGGACAGAATGTCGAGCACTTCGGTGGGCAGGATGACGCCAGCCGTGTGGAAGGCTGCCGTGTCGGGGTATGCCTGGTACCACACTACCTTTGAGGTGGCCTTCATTGTGGAACCGCCGACGCTAATCGAGGCGTCCGGCCAGAGAGAACCATCTACCGGGTTGCGCAGCGGCGTTTGTTCTAGGTGGAACCACTCGTCATACAGAAACGTGTACACGTCCATGCTGACGGAGTCACTCACGTAGCGCCGCTCGTACGACTGGAACAGGACGGTGCCAGCGGCGTAACCGGCGAACGCTGCCGAGTTTCGTTTCAGCAGGTCCTCGGTGATGTTTGCAGGCACGTTGGTGTATCCCAGCGCCGAGTTGGTGTCATTCACCAAGAACTCGACGCGAAACAGCTCCTGCCGCACAGACCGGATAAACGGCGTGCCCATGATGTTCGTCACGGTGCCGCTGCTAATCAGCGTTGTTGGAGGCCATGTGATGGTCCCGTTCGTTGGAAACGACGCCGCAGCCGGTCGGATGTATTGCGACGCCTTGCGCTCGGCACTTTGCAGGCTCGTCTTGACGCCCCGAAACGGCGCCACGCCGACCACCGGCCCCTTGGCGGTCGATGTCACCATGTAGGTGTTGGCGCGGTCGGGGTGGGTTTCCACCCTGATGTCCTGCACGATGAACTGTGCCAGCCCGCCGTCGATGGTGCCAAGTGCCAGACGGGTCCCGAGCGCCTCGATTTGGTCGAACGGTGCAGTTTGTGCCTTAATCGAGTTGTAGACGTTCCAGCTGTCTTCGCTGGTCCCGACGTAGGCCGGGTCGTCCTGCGCCACGAGAAACCGGGTGGTGTGCACGGCCTCGGTCGGCTCCATGCCGATGGTCAGTGACTGCTGGTTGTGCTGCCTGAATACCTGCCACGCCATCAGCGGCTCCTATCTGTGTTCTGCTTGATTTGCTCGAGCACGCGCAGCAGCTGCAGGTTCAGCGACTCGAGCCGCCCGGTGTCACCGCTTGCCATTGCAAAACCAGTTTCGGCCCGTATGGCCGATTCCTGCATTTGCAGCTTTTCCAGAGAGGTAGCACCTTCCCCGCCGCCGAGCATGCGGAAGCCGATTCCCATGTCCTGCAGCACCTTGTCCATATGTCCACCGAAGCCGTAGGTGGCGTTTGCTATGTACGCGCCCGGATCGGTGAAAAAAGACTCAATGTTCCTCGCTTGCCGTCCGGACGGTGACGTAGCCCGCAGCGCGGTAGCGATTTCCCGCTGTGCCCCACGCTCGATCCGTGCGGCACCCGGCTCGTCCATACCCAATCCGACCATCCTCTGACCAGCAGCCATCTTGGCGTGCATGGCGTCAATCTCGGCCTTGATCATCCGCGTGGAGAATGGCTTGGTCATTTCATCGAGCGTCTTCCGCGCCTCGATGTTGGCCTGGTAGAACGAGCCGATGGCCTGAAACAGCGGGCTGGCCATGGCAGCGCCGACAAGGTTCTGCATGCGGTTGAACTGCCCGCGGATGCCCTCGAGCTGCGCCGTGGCCTGCTGCCCCATCTTGCGCAGGCCGGTCACGTCGGCGTCGATCCCGATTGAGAGTCCTAGCTTCGCCACGTTGCCACCTTCCCGAGGGTTGCCATCCAGTCAGTCTGCCCTGGCTTGCGCCAAGGCTCCACCACCGTCTGCGGCTGACGAGTCAGCCCGTACGCCAGGACCGCCAGCAGCCGCTCTATGCGGTCGGCTGCGGTCCACTCCAAGGGTTTGCCATCACCCCCTGGACGAGTGCCATGGCCACATGCACGTCCAGCGCTGTTGAGCCCGGCACGCCGTCCACTCGGGTGCAGGACTCGAGCACGAACGCCTGTTTGGCGTCCTCGTCCAGCTGCTCGACCTTGCGCCACTCGCCGACCGTGATGGGCCGGACCTCGAGCACGGCCGGGTAACCAGCCACTGCCTCGCTGTTCAGGGTGCGCCAGGTCATGCTGATCGGCTCACAGTGATCTGCCCGACATACTGCCAGCTCAGCGTTGCTTGGTGCACTGCGTCATTGGCATATGTGGCGTTGAATCCTGTAATCACAGCGCTTCCGGTGTAGTCAATCCCGCCAGATGCTCCACCGCTGGCGTTGATCGTAATGGTCACCGCTGACGTGTCGGGCGTAGCCCCGCCGAACTTTGCTGCCAAGGTTCCCGCCGTGGCGTTGTCCGTGTGGATCGTTGCTGATCCAGTCACGTTCGGCCGCCCCTGAATAGCCAAAGTAAACAACGAGTTGAGCACGGTAGCGTCGACGGTAGCGCTTGATGCCGTGATGTTGATGTCACTCGCGTCTACAACGACTGCGGCTGCGCCACCAATTCCGATTGACAATGTCGTGCCGTTTGCGATAAATGCCATGTCTTAGCCTCCTGTTGCCCAAATGCGGTACGTCTGACGGACCACCCGTGGGCCGTCGTCCGTGCCTTCCTGATCGTCCATGCGCTCGACGTCTTCGCCGTCGGTGGCGTTCCATTGAATGCGCGTGCCGTCTACGGTCGTGAATCCCGTGTTGTCGTTGAGCACTCCCGACACAGCAGCCGCCAGACTCCGGGCCGCCGACAAACTGACGGCGATGCAATCCACCGACACGGCGAACTCTGCCAGGCTGGTCGTTTGCGCCAGCGTGCGCACGGGAGTCCGGCTATCGATGCTGTAGACAATGGCCGGCAGCGCCGTACCCTCCCGGCGCCATTCGGGGCTAATTCGCGTGCCGACGAGCGCGGAAACGCCAACGTCGCTGGTGAGCCGGTCGCGGATGGCCGTTTCGATGCTCATTTCTTCGACACCTTCATCCGCGCCTTGCGGGCCAGTTCGGTCAGCTGCGTCTCGATGACGATCGCCAGGTCCTCCTTTAGGACCTCTGGCGGGAACTGCTGGTACGTGGCCCGCTTCACGTGCCACTGGGCACGGCCGCTGTCGACGATTGGCGCGATGTACGACCTGGGGCGCCGCTTGTACCGGAAGCCGGTGCGGCTGGTGGTCTTGAGCCCGCGGGTGTCACCCATCGACTGGATCACCTTGCTGGACGCCTTGCGCAGGCTTTCCTGTCCGCCGTAGCTGCGGTGGGTGGCTCCGTGCGTCAGCCAGTTCTGCTTGTACGTTGTCGCCAATCGCTTGAGGCTGCGCCGCAGCAGCTGCTTGTACAGGTTCCGGCTGACTCGGTCGGGCAGTGTCAAGAACACCTGTTCGGCTGCCAGGAACGCCCGCTGGGCGCGGACACTTGCCCCGGCCCGCATAATGCCCAGGTTTTCCGAAGCGTTGACCTGGCGTCGCATGAAACGCTCGTACGCCCGCAGGTGCTCCGGGGTGTTGAACTCGGCGCCGCGGCGGAAGCTCATGCCGTCACCTCGAGCGCTTCGCAGTGCAGTTCCATGCGCCGAAGGGTCGGATCTAGTACGCCGGTGACCTGAAGAACTCGGTCAGACTTGCCCGTTTCGCGCAGCAGAATCCGGCTCTTGACGGTCACCGAGTCAATCCAAGGAAGGATGAGCCTCCACGCAGTTTGTCCGCGGTTGATGTCCACCGAGTCGATGCTTCGGCCGTCGGCCGACTCGATGTAGCCGAGCACCGTCGCGGCCGTGTTCCACGTCTTCACATCCTGCCCGTAAGCGTCAACACTGGCAACGGTGTAGTTCTGCACCGCCATTTCGTGCCGGAACATGCCACGCGGGACCATCAGTGCACCCCATGCTCCCCGAGCATTGCCATCAGCATCTGCTCGGCCTTGCCCTCGATGGCGTTAGTGCTGTCGCCGCGGTCGGCGTAGAGGCGCCCGCACAGCTGCAGCGCCAGCATGTTGATGTAGTGGTCCCCAACGAGGGTAACCCAGTTCAGGGTCACCGGGCGGTTCCAAGCTTCATCGACCAGCACCGCCACGCGTTCGCCGTCCCAGTGCAGTTCCGGCGTAGCGGTCTGCGTAACGGCGTCGTCGTCGACGTAAACGGCAGTGATGGCGCCGCTGGTGTTGACCGGCTGGATCGGCAGCACAACCCAGGTGTCGCCCTCCTCGGACACCTTGTAGGAGCGCTCGATGGCCTGCATGGCCAGACCGGTGCAGCGCTCGACGGTCTCGCGGACCGCCGGCAGCAGGATCGTGCCGATGTAGGAATCGTCCTGCGTGTGGTAAATCCGCAGGTGGCTCTTGATGTCGCTGGTGTTGAGTGCTGGCATTTTGAAAAGGCTGGGGGGGGTGTCCCCCCCCACAGCCCGGGGTCACATGGAGTCAGATCAGACCGATCCGGCGATGATCACGCCGCCAGCCTTGGTGTCCAGAATGTGAGCGTCTGAACGGAACACGCTTTCAAAGCGAACTTCTCCGTTCAGGGAGCGGATGTACGGATTGACACGGAACGCAGCCTGCTGACGGTCAACGATGCGATAGCCGCGACGAAGATCGCCAAAGAACACCATCACACGTTCCACAGATCCAGAGAACACAGGCGCAAACTCGGAGATGTACACAGGGCGTCCCAGCAGCTGCCCGACCGATCCGTCCTGGATCATCGTGCCGCTCATGCCGTCGTACAGGTATGAGCCTGCGGTGCTTGCCTTCGTCTTCAGCAGGTCACCCCAGGTCCCAGCTGCCATGATCCACACGGCCGACGAAAGGTAACCAGGTGCCAACTTGCTGTACAGCGTGATGCACTCGTCAAATGATGGCTTCGTGCCTGGACCGGCGGTGTAAACGCGGTTATTCGAGTCCCAGGCGGATTCGATGAAAATGCCGTCCTCTTCGGTGGATCCACCGACACCAGTCGCGTACTTACCTTCGCGGTACCTGCCGTGCGCACGAGCATGATCTGCGACCACTTCCGCAGCGACATCGACCACGGAATCGTTCAGGAGCTCTTCCGTAACGTCCGTGTACGCGGTCGCCTTGTGGGCAACGAATGACTTCTTCGTGGTAGTGAAATTGGATTCGGTGTACGCGGCGCTTTCCGCTGTGGCGGTCACCGTGGTTCGCCCATTGATGACCGGAATGTCCAGGTTGGTCGGGAAGCTCTGAACCGTGGCGTTCTGGCGGATCACGTTGTTGAAGTCAAGGTTCTTGATGAACTCGCCAGTTTGCTGGGTGACAGTGAAGTTCCCAGCAGTAGCTGCCGTCCCAACGGTCAGCGTCGTGCGGATGTCCAACTCATACGGGGTGCCATCACGACGCTGCAGGTGCTTGTGGAACTCGGTCATGGGTGCCGAACCGCGGCGGTCAGGGCGCACAACTAGCGACCCTTGCGCCTTGACGGCGTCCAGCCGGCTGCGCACCGACAGGCTCGACAACTGGCCGTCGATGGCGCGGATTTCTTCTTCCGCAGCATCGAACGCCTTCACGGCGTCCGGCGTTGCGGTTTCGGCGTACTGCTCGCACGCAGCGACGAGCTGCGAGCGCTTTTCACGAAGCATCTCGGGGGTCATGGTCATTTCAGGTCTCCAATCCGCAGCCGCAGGTACCGAGCGACGAGCCCGGTGGAAGTGTGAAACGCCCGGACCGCGGCTGCGGTCGCCTCGTAGGCGGGCGTGTGGACAAGGCTGACCTCGTAAAGGCGGGCCGACACGACGGTGCGGCGGTCGCCGCGCCATTCGTCCTTGTCAGCCACGAACCCAAACGACATGTTTTGGTAGATGCCGTCGCGGAGCAGCACGCGCATGTCCTGCCCGTCGCGGGTGTCCGGCAGCCGAGCAGCGAACGTCACTCCGCGCTCGGTTTCCTCGAGCTCGAGCGTTCCGCTGCGGGTGTCCGCCAGCACGCGCCCGCCGTCGTGCTCGACGAGCAGCGACACGTTCCGGCGCCCCAGGTCGGCTGCGAACGCGCCGCGCTGGATGGTCTCGATGAACGGCAGCGGCTGCGACTCGGTCTCATAGGGAATGGCCAGCCCGGACACGCTGTTGCCCTCGACGGCTGCGCGGACCTCGAACGAACGGCGGTCAATCTGCATCGGGCGACTCGCTTTCCTCGTCCTCGCGGTCGCCGTTCACCTCGGCCTGACCGGCCGCCGTGTCCAGGCGCTGCATGAGTTCGTCCGCCATCGGGTCCTGCACCGGCTGCATGCCGATGAACCACCGGGCGTCGTTGGGGGTCAGAATGCCGCCCATGACGAGCTTGGAAAGCTCCTTGGCTGTGTCCTTCATCGTGCCGCGCAGCAGTTCCTGCAGGTCGTGCTCGACGCGGTAGCCGGGCAGCAGTTTGGCCGTCAGTTCGGCCTCGATGCGCTTCGCCCAGGGCCGCAGCGTCTGATCGACCAGCGCACGCTGGGCGTTTAGGTCGATTTGCGTGCCAGCCTCGGTGGCCGCCAGGAACGACAGCGGCAGGTTGAGCGCTCGAGCGATTTCGCCCATGGCCGCGGTGCGGGCCGCCGTCACGGCGTCGAGGTCGCCCTGGCCGCTGACGCCTTCGATCTTGCCGCCGCCGTCAATGATCAGCGGCTCGGATGCACCGCCCGACTTGGCATGCTTGGCCTTCCAGGCGAGCAGGATGGTCTGCTTCGCCTGCTCGCTGATCGGCGTGGGGAATTGGAACGACAGGCGACGGGTCGTACCGGTGGCCGCCATCGTGGCCGCCCAGTTGTCGAGGTCCGCCACCAGTTGCAGCTGCGTGCGGCACTTGTCCAGCGGGCTTTCGCCGATGAACGCCCACCGGCTGTAGCCGCCCTTGACGTGGATCAGGTCGCTGGCCGGGATCGGCTGCCCGTCGAGCAGGTACTGCAGCGGGTTGGCCGACCAGTTGATCGTGATGCGCCCACGCTCAAGCGGGATAAGTTCGGCGGCCTCGCCGGAGTAGGTGCGTGCGATGTACGCGTACGCGTTGCCCTGCGTCATGGCGTCGGTGACGAGCCACCGGCGCAGGTCCCAGCCGTTGACCATTTCGGTGCTGCGGCCGGTCAGCAGGCTGAGGGCAGCAGGCTGCACCTCCTGGTCCTTGCTGTCGTAGACGCACAGCGTGACGCTGGCCAGCATCGAGGCCACGCCTTCGATGGCACGCTGGACGCCTGGCAGGGCCTCGACGTCTGTCGTGCTCGAGGTCTCAACGAGCAGCGAGGCGTCAAATCCGCCGATGAAGTATCTGCCTAGGCGCGAGAAGAATCCCACGCCTCCCCCAGTTTGAGTACGCGCTTTTTCTGTCAATAGGCGGGTGTGACATTTTCTGTCACATTCCGCAAATTGTCGATCCGTCCGCTAGGTGGCGTCAGATGGTCATGACGCCGGACGGTGGCATCCACTGCTGGGAGCGCCCGCGCAGCTCGAATAGGCGGGCCGCGTTGCAGGCCGCCACCAGGGCGTCGATGTTCTGCCCGTCGCGCTTCTGCAGTTTGACCAGCCCGCCGTCGTAGGTCTTGGTCGTGGCGTGCCGCAGTTGGTGCAGCAGCACCGGGTCGTCGTGGTAGCGCAGGGCCTTCATCCGGATGAGCGCCACGAACGTCGACCAGGCGGGCGCCTGCTCCCGGATCGATTGGGACCGGGCCTCCACGGGCAGGTTCAGTTTGTCGACCATCACCTGCCGGACCCAGTTCTGCGTCCACCCAACCTCATCGACGCCGACGGCCTCGAGTTGGAGGGTGCTACCAAGTTGTCCCAGCAGTCCTTCCACGGCGTCAAAGTCAATCAATTGCCCGTCATTGTGGTGGACGTGCCCCTGCTGGACCAGTTCGTGCAGCCAGGGCCTCTGTTGCTTCATGTGCCCGAGTTCCCCGCAGGTGAACGACCAGGTGCGGAGCAGCCCGAACTCCCCGCCGTCGACCACGACCCCCACGCTCGTCAGGTCGGCCCGAGCGCCCACGACGCTGCCCAGGCTGAAGTCGATGAACGCCCAGGCGCGGCGGCCCCGCACGTCCTCGAGGCGCCAGTCGAATCGGGCCTGCTCGAGCACGGCCGCGTCGATGCCGACGCTGGCGAGGCTGCCGCCGGGCAGGTTCAGGCGCTGGGTGCGGAACTCCTCGACGCCGTCCGACCGGCTGCC